AAAAACATGGAAGAAATAGCATATGAAGCACTGTTAAAAACAGGAGCAAAAGACGAAGATCAACGACGTGAACTTATAGCACTTATCAATGTGTGCCGTGAGATTCCACGTAAACTAAACAACTACATTGACACTCATAAGATTAACCAAGAAGGAGTCTAAAAAATGAGTAATGAAGCCCCCTTAAGTATCGACGAAGCTGTAAGCGAGCTAACACAGTTAGAACCGCCAAAGCCTGAAGAAGCAGAAACTACAAATGCTGTAGAAGAAGTAGAAACAGAAGATACTGAACTAGATGGTAAACCAGAAACCATCGACGACGACGAGGAGCCTGACGATAGCGAGGTCAACCTTGAAGATGAAGAAGTTGAGGAAGTTGAAGCGGAAGAAGATGTTCCGTCAATCGATGCACCCCAATTCTGGACTGATGGCGCAAAAGATGTTTTTTCATCACTGCCTGCTGAAGCACAGTCTGTTATTGCAGATGAAGTTAAGCGGTCACAAGCTGAAACAACTAGAGCGCAACAAGCTGCGGCTGAAGTAACTAAACAGTCAATACAACGTATGGAACAACTACATAATGTTATTGAGTCAGTGCAAACTGAAACAGCAACATTAGATAGATTGTTTGATGAGCGTTGGAATAACATTGATTGGGTAGCTATGTCGCAAAGAGACCCATCAGAATACTTGCAAAACAAAGCGTTGTTTGAAGCCGAGTCGCAAGCCTTAGAGGTTCATAAAGAATCTGCGGTCAATGCACAAAAAGAATACGAACAACAGATATTGCAGGAAAACTTTGCAAATGTACCTAAACTATTTCCAGATTTATTGGATGCTGTTAAAGGCCCAGAAATACAACAAACATTGACTAAGACATTGTTGGATTTAGGAGCTACACCAGAAGAACTTAGGTTTGCAAAGCCAGGAATGTTAGCTTTGGCTTATGATGGTATTAAATACCGCAATAGTCAGAAAAAACTTTCAAAAACTAGCGCAAAACCTGTGCCTAAGACAATCAAGTCAAAAGGCAAATCAGCAGGCAATGCAAATTCATTAAGAAAAGCTCGTGCTGCAAAACGCTTTAACAAGACTAATTCATTAGATGATGCTGTAGCGTTATTGTTATCGAGTTAGCTATCAACAGGAGATATTAAGATGGCTGCACCAACAAACACAATCGTACCAGCAGGTGTTGCTGGCAACAGAGAAGATCTGTCAAACCTCATCGAGCGCGTTGCTCCTGAGAAAACACCATTCTGCTCAAACATTAAAGGCGGCGGCGTAAAAGTTACTGCTACACGTCATGAGTGGCAAACAGAAACACTAGCTGCACCAGATGCTGCTTCAGCACAAGTTGATGGTGATGATACTACATCATTCGAAGCTAACACAAGAACACGTGTTGCTAACCGCGTACAAACTAAAAAGCGTGCGGTAGTTGTAGCTGGCATACAAGAAGCTGTTGATTCAGCTGGCGTAGCGTCAGAAATGGCTAGACAAAAGCTTATCAAAGGTATTGAGCTAAAGCGTGACTTTGAAGCTCGTTTCATTGGTAACTACGCTTCATCTGAAGAATCAGGTGTAAATGGCCGTAAAGCTGCTGGTGCATTAGCATGGGCAACTTCAAACGTGTCACGCGGTTCAGGCGGTGCTAATGGTGGATATAGCGGAACAGATTGTGCTGCTGCTACAAATGGTACACAGCGTACTTTCACTAAAGACATCATGGATGCCGTAATCCAATCTGGATTTAATAATGGCGCTACATTCTCACAAATCTATATGAGTGCTGCTCATAAAGCAATATTTGCTGGATTTGCTGGACTTGCAGCTAACCGCTATGAAATCAACGGAATGGATGAAGGCGTAGTTGTTGGCGGTGCAGACGTTTATCTGTCTAACCACGGCAAACTAACTATAATACCAGTACAGTATGGCTTAACACGCGATGCTCTATTTGTAGACCCATCTATGTGTACTTTAGGTACATTACGTTCACCACGTTATGAAGAACTATCCAAAACTGGTGACAACGAAAAAGGTCAAATCCTTGGTGATATGACACTTATCGTGAAGAACGAAAAAGGTCTAGGCGTAGCCGCAGACTTAACCTAGTTTTAGGTAACGAATGGGGGTTGGCATTTGCCAGCCCCTACAATTAGGAGATAAATATGCCAAAAGCAAAAGCACCAAAGATTAAAGCAAAAATACAAAAAGATGACGGCATTGAATGTATAGTCACTAAAAAAGGCGGTATAGCGCAAATAAGAACTGGTAAATCAAATGCTGATGGTAGTGAAATATGTTATAAAAAAGGCGACATATTTAAAACAAATGCAGCGCAAGCTAAGTTATTAGAAGAAAACGATTTGGTAGTAGCAAGGGATTAACATGAGTAGTTTTAAACCATTTTCATATGATTCAGCAACAGGCATGAAACACAGCTTAGCAGTTGATAGCGCAACAGATGAAATGTATGTAAAAACAGAACAAGATGTCACTAAAATACTAGATGACAATAAAAGACAACAATATGATGCTAAAGGCACATTAGGTAAAGCTGATTTAGTTAAAGTTGGCACAATACCATTAGGGCTAATACAGCATTGGAAAGCAACAGAAGGCATTGATGTATTTAATCAAGACCATTGGCCTCGTGTTGTAGAAAAATTAAACAGTAATGAGTTTCAGGCATTGCGAGTAGCGCAGTTTAAGGTGTAGTTATGGCATTTGCAAATCTAGGCGAATTAAAAACAGTTATAAATGACACGTTAAATCGTGATGATTTGACTGCACAAATACCTAATTTTATTAAAATGAATGAAGAAAGCGTTAATCGCAAAGTCAATGTATCTGAAATGGAAGAATACACTGAGTTTACTATAAACGTAGGGCAAACAACATTGCCTACAAACTTCTTAGAGATGCGTAATATACAGATGAAAAGCTCTGAATATCCGTTGCAATATGTACCGCATAACGCATTAGATGGTATAGGTGCTGACTCTGGTATACCTAGATTTTATTCTATACAAGGCACTAAATTATTATTTTATCCGTTTCCACCAGATGCTACTATTGGCATTATGAGGTACTTGGCTGAAGTAACGCCTTTAGTAAATGATGTAGATACAAATTGGTTATTAAGTAAATCACCGCAGATATACTTGTATGGCACATTATTACACGCTGCACCCTTTTTAAATGATGACAGCAGATTACCTGTATGGAGTGCGTTGTTTGAAGATGCTGTTAAAGCATTGAATGACCAAGATAAGCGCAGAATGTCAGGAACTAAACCACAGATGATAAACGCAACAGCAGGATACTATTGATATGCCTACAACAACTAACTATGGCTGGACATACAACCTACCGAATACTGCACAGGACACATGGGGCGGTGATTTAAATAACACGCAGATAGCGATTGATGCGCAAGTAAAAACTAATGAAAACTTAGCTAATACTAAAGCGCCAATAGCAAGCCCTACATTTACAGGCACAGTAACAGGGCCGACATTTGTTGGTAATCTTACAGGTGATGTTACAGGTAACGTGACAGGCAACGTAACAGGCGCTGTCACAGGCAATGCAACGTCAGCAGATAAATGGGCTACTGCAAGAACTGTTACATTAACAGGCGTTGTTACAGGCAGCATAGCATTTGACGGCACAGGTGATTTTACACTTGATACAAGCGTTGGCACAATAGCAGATGATACACTAACAATAGCGCAAACAAGCGGTCTGCAAGCTGCATTAGATAGCAAAGTAGCACACGCAAGCGGTAATGGAAGAACAATAACTGTAGGCAATACAGCGCCTACAAGCCCATTAACAGATGACATTTGGTTTGATACAACGGCATAATGGCGATTAAAATTTATAACGGCACTGCATTTGCAGAGGTAACAGCTAAGTATTACAATGGTAGTGCGTGGGTGGAACCTAACAGTGGTGTAAAGAGATGGAATGGAAGCGCATGGGAAGTTGTTTCTACTGCATTTGAAGCAACACTAACGCAAACAACACTGTCTGGCTCTACATCATACAACTCATCACTGGGCAGTTACACAGGCGTTACAAGTAGCCCCGGCACTGGTTACACAGCAGTAACAGTTACAGGTGGTAAAGCGCCATTTACATATCAATGGTTTTATGTATCTGGCACTGTGAGTAGTATAAATCTGTTTCCACAACTGCCTACGCAGTACACTACAAGATTTAGTTTTAATTATGCGTTATCAGCAGGCAATGCTGTTTATAGATGCCAAGTAACAGATGCCGATAACAACGTAATAAATTCAGATACAGTTACAGTGAGTTTTAGTTAATGTTAGTACCATTAAACATACCACCAGGTGTATACACCAACGGAACAGAGTATCAGTCTAAAGGCCGTAACTTTGATGCTAATCTTGTGCGTTGGCAGTTTGGTGCATTGGGGCCGATGGGTGGCTGGAGGCAAAGAACAACTACAACTGTAAGTGGTAAGGCAAGACGTGTTATATCTTGGCGTGATAACAACAATCAAGTATGGGCTGCGATAGGAACAAATAGCCATTTATATGCTATGACATCTGGCGGTGCTGTAACAGATATAACACCTAGTGGATTAACTGTTGGGCGTGCAGATGCAGATACAGGCGCTGGATTTGGCACAGGTTTATATGGACAAGGGCCGTATGGAGTTAGTAACCCAGCTGTGGTGAGCACTACAAACCCTGCAAGCATATGGTCACTAGATACTTTTGGCCAGATATTGTTAGGTGTATTGCCTGATGACGGCAAACTGTACGAATGGAATGTAAACGTCAATGTTGATGCCACACAAGTAACAAATGCGCCTGTAGACAACAGGGCTGTATTAGTAACACCAGAACGTATTGTAATGTGCCTTGGCGCAGCAGGAGTGCCAAGAGATGTTGCTTGGTCAGACCAAGAAGATAGAAATGAGTGGACAGCAGCGGCTAACAACCAAGCTGGTAACTTCAGTTTGCAAACAGCAGGTACAATATTAAATGCTGTTAATGTAAAAGGTGGTAGCCTTATATTTACAGATAAAGACGTATGGCGCGTTGTATATTTAGGGCCGCCATTAGTGTACGGATTCCCACAAGATAATGCTGGTGGTGGTTTAGTGTCTGCTGGTGCGGTAACAACGGCTGATGGCGCAGCATATTGGATGTCACATGAAAATTTTTATGTACATACAGGTTACAGTCAACCTATAGCTTGCGACGTACATGATGCAGTGTTTAAAGACATTAACAAAGCGCAAATTAGTAAAGTTACTGCTTGGCATAACGCATCATTCGGTGAAGTTTGGTGGTTTTACCCTAGTGCTGATAGCACTGAAAATGACAAATATGTGGTTTATGACTATAGAGAAAGACATTGGAATAAAGGCAGTTTATCGAGATTATGCGCGACAGACAAAGCGCCATTACCATACCCAATAGCTGTAGACGCTAATGGCAAGATATATGACCATGAGTTTGGTTATGACCATAATGGAGATATTAGTTTTATTGAACATGGCCCTGTAGAATTAGGTACAGGTGAAAACAGCTCTAATCTTACGTTTTTATACCCTGATGAAAGCGCACAGGGTGACGTAAGTATAACATTTAAAACTAAAATGTATCCTAATGGCACAGAACGTAGTTTTGGCCCATACACAGCAACTCGGCAACCTGTACCAATAAGAGTACATGGAAGGCAGATGCTAGTAAAAGCAATAGGCGCAGAGTCAACTAATTGGAGGCTAGGTGTACCGCGTATTGAAGTTAAACCAGGGAGCAAACGATGAGGCTACCTGATGCAATGCCAACATACGATGCAGTAAATGAAATAGAAACACGTCGTAATATTACATATGAAATGACGCAAACACGCAAGATTAATGAAGATATAAATATAAACGCAAACAATAGATTAATACTAACAAGTCCTAACGGCACACGTTACAGCGCAAGTATTGATAACTCTGGAGTATTGTCTTGGACAGCATTGTAAACATAGATAATCATAAAGAACAAATCGTGAACGCTTTAGCACGTTCAGGATATGAGCATACATATGAAGAAGTTAAACAGGCTGTCATAAACAAAGAAGCGCAGTATTGGCCAGCAAATAATAGCGCTGCAATAACAGAAATAGCTAACAAATCTGATGGCACTGTTGGATTAAATGTTTGGCTATATGGTGGAGATTTAAAAGACTTTTATCTTTTAGTAGATGCCGCAAAAAAATATGTAAACAATTTAGGTGGTAGTTACATTGAAACATTTGGGCATCGTAAGGGCTGGAATAGATTATTAAAAAAACTTGGTTTTGTTGTAGATGGCAAAACTTTAATATGGAGGCCGTAATGGGCAGTAAAACAAAAAAAGAAACAAAAGTAAATAATACACCCGACCCATTTACACAAAATATGATTAATACTGCCGCATCAAATGCAAGAGCATTTGGTGAGCAAGCATACACGCCATATACAGGCGAACGAGTTGCTGGCATGGCTGATATGGAAACAGAAGCATTGTCTAATTATATGTCAAACAATGTCAGTAATCGTGGTATTATGGAGCAAGGTTTAGAAATGGCACAACAAGGCGCACAATATGCGCCAGACCAAATACAAACACAAAATTTTACTGATATGGACATATCTGGCTATATGAATCCATACATACAACAAGTTATTGACAATACAGTCAGTGATATAGAACGAAAACAAATGGGAAGTGCTGAAAATATAGATGCACAAGCTGCTAAATCTGCTGCGTTTGGTGGCTCTAGGCAAGCAATACAACAAGCTGAAAATGAACGTAATTATGCTGACATTACTGCAAAAACTATAGGCCAGTTACGAAGTCAAGGTTATGAAGATGCAGCGGCTAGATTGCAAGCAGATGCTGCAAGGCAATTACAAGCTGACTCATACAATCAAGCTGCTGGTTTACGTGGTGCAGATTTACGACTGCGTGGTGCAGCACAAGTTGGTAATATGGCTGGACAATTATCTGATGCAGATTACAGAGCATATGGAATAGAAAATCAATATGGGCAAACACAACGCGGTTTAGACCAGGCGCAATTAGATGCACAATATCAAGAAGCTATGAGGCAATATGATGATTTTTATAGAAGAGCAGGTATAGAAGGTGGCATACTCGGTGCTACACCTAAATATACAGATTCTACTACAAATGAAACAACATCTAAAAGCGGTGGTGCAGGTAGTATGATAGGTAAAGGATTGTTAGGGCTTGCTATGGGGCCAGCAAATCCGTTTGCAGGTACATTACTTGGCAGCGCATTAAATAAAATTAAGTAATAAAAGAGAAACTTATGTCACCACTAACGAATATGTTTGCAATCAGAGGTAATCCACTAGGTATATACCAGGCTGCACCAGCACACAGAAAAAGGTCAGATGACGAAATATTATATGGGCTTGATTCACCGCAAGCAAAATTAAATCCAGGTTGGACAAACGAAGAGGGTGTTGTAACTAAAGGAGGTATAAATGAATATTACGCTAAACAACCAGTGAATATGGAAACTGTAAAAACAGATTATCCTTTTTTGGCAGAACCAGATTTTCAAGCAGAGTTAAACAATATCTTAAAACAAAACCCAGATTTAAACGAAAAAGATATATATCAAATAATATCAGGTGAAAGTAATTACAATCCAACTGCAGTAAATCCAAATTCAAGTGCTACAGGTTTGTTTCAATTTATAGAATCTACTGCAAAAAATTTAGGTACAACAACTGATGAAATTAGTAAAATGACACCAGCACAACAATTAAATTTATATGGTCGTTATATAAACAAGTATATGCCTAATGAAGATGAAAGTCCTAATTTTGTAATTAATATAAAAGAAGATGGCAGTTACGAAGATTTTGATGAAGAAGCATTTGAAAAAATGTTTCCACCACTAGATAAAACTGCACAAGACGACAGCAATAATATAGTGCCAGAACCAATAGTAGAAGATATTCCTGTCAGTCCTTCAAGGGCAATTGATATGATGAGAAATAGTTATAGAGAAGGCAACATAGAGAGACAAAAATTAAGTAAAGAATACAAAGAAGGTAAAGTCAGCGATAGACCCTTGTTCGTACCCCTTTTTCCTAAAGACCCACTAACAAAACAAGAAGCAGATGTATTAAAACGCGCACAAGATGTTTACCAGCAATTTAACGACGAGAAAAATGATATGATAAATGCAAATAGAGGCTTTATACCGCAACAGACTAGATATTCACCACCAAATCGAACAGGAAATAAATACAGTCAAAGAACAGGTCTCAATGCTGTAGATTACGATGGAACAATAAATCCTAATGTAGTATTTGACAGCCAGGGCAATCCATACGATACGACGTATAACAATAATCAAGAAAAATACGACCCAACAGGTGGACAACAACAATCACGACAAGATTTAGCTAAATTAGCAAATTTTGACATTTCTATAATAGATGGTAACGAATTTGTACACGAAAAAGGTCTTACTGAAAAAGATGTATTAGACCGATATAGGCGTAGAGGACAAAATAGTGCAAGTGTCGCAGCACCTGTTGACGCAGCACCTGTTGACGCAGCACCTGTTGACGCAGCACCTGTTGACGCAGCACCTGTTGACGCAGCAACAGGTAACGGTATATTACAGGATGTGCAAGAAGAGCAAAAACCTAATAATTTACGTTATCTTGCAGGTTTGCTAGGCAGTATTATGGCAGATAGATATGGCAATCCATCACAGCCAGAAGATAATTTTTCAAAATATATGAAATATACACAAGATGCAATAAATCAACAAAGATTAGATAAGCAAGGTATAGAAAGTCAATTCCGTAATTACACAACTTCAGACGGAAAAACAGTGTTTGGCGCACCAACACCAGCTGGAGGTTTCCGAACTATAGAAGGAATCGTAGCAACAGGCGATGACAGTAGTGGCAATAGTGGTGGCTACCCAAAACTTATACCTACGGGTGGTGGTGGCTACATTATGATGACAGAAACTGAACACAAAAAGTATCAGGAAAATAAAGGTAAAACTACGCAAGAAGCTTTAGATAATCTTGCAAGCATAAGGCAGACAACTAACGCACGCGCAGATAATTTTGATACATTATTAAAATATGATGATGATACATTAAATAAATTTTTTAACCGAATGGTAGGATTTGAGGGCGTTAGTGGCAAGTTTAGAGACGCTAAAGCCGCATTTGGTAAAGAAGAAAACAAAGAGGCTTATACAAATATATACAATACTTGGGAACTAATTGGTTCACAAAAAGCAAAAGAAGCATACGTTAATATATTAAAAGGCGCAGGTTCAATATCAAATTATGAAACAGATATTATGAAAAAAACTATAGACAAATTAAATACAAATATGAGTGCAAGTACATTAAGAAAAGAATTAAAAAAATTAAAATTTTTAGAAGAATTTATCGCGCACAATGCAGCAGCAAATATAAGTGGCTTCTCTGATAGTAAGGGCGCTTACGATAAACTAGATACAAAAGAAGCATTGAGATTGTTTGAAGACAAAAATAACGAAATTTACAATTTAAATGATTATCTTGATTATAAGAGTAGGCAAAAGTAATGGGTTACAATATAGATACAAAACGTAATGCACCAATACCAGATTTAAGTGAAACATTGTTAAATCAATTAATTGCATATCAAGCAATACGTGGTGCTACAGCAAATTTATCAGACCCTGTAGCGGCACGTATGTTAGCAAGTAAAAATAATATATCAAACGAAGATGCAAAGAGACTGTTAAGACAGCGTAATAAAAAAGTATATGAACAAGCAAATAAAAGAGCACTTGCTTCAAATATTGGCGGCTCTGCACTTGGTTTCGGCAAAGTAATGAAAGCTGGTATGTTGCCATCACAATTACTTAAAAAACGTAATTTAGCAGCAAATGCTGGTGGTATGGCAGTGCCAAAATTAGCAAAAAGTAACGCATTAACAAGGGCAGCTAATACAGGTGGGGGTGCTGCTTTAGATAGCGCTGTTTATAGTGGGATAGCTACAGGTGTTGATACAGATTTTAATCCAGCAACAACATTGCAAGCTGCGGCAATAGGTGGTATTTCAGGTGGGCTTGCACAGGCTGGAATAAACAAATTTGCAAATAGTAGAATTGCTAATAAAAATACTAAATTGCGTAAAGAAAACGAAGCAAACACAGTAGATTTAATTAAAAAAAGAGATAATTATTATAACGATGCTAAAGCTAAAAGTGCTCCGATAGAAGACGATGTAATTGAAGGAGCATTAGTTGGAGTAGATACATATAGACTAGCGCAATTGCCTGAAGACAGTAAAGTAGGCATATATTACAACAAATTACGCGAACAAATTAAGCCAGTTGAGCAACCAGCAAGCAATATAATACCTGAAGATAGTTTACAAGCTGAATTTAAAGCAATGGGATTAAAACCATACAGTACAATACCAAAAGATAAACTTGTAGTACCAAACACAACAGTGTCAAAAAAAGATTTTACAACTAATGATTTATTTAATTTGCAAACAAATTTAAATAGAAACTTTGATAGTTTAATACCAAACGAAAGAGAAGTACTTAGACAAATTAATAATAATTTAAATAAAAATATATTAAAATATAGTAACCCTAGAGCACGTTTTTCACAATCGCGATACATACTAGGAAATAAGAAAAATTCACAAATTTCTCAAATAAACAAATTAGAAAATATAATAGGTAGGAAAAATAATTATGATAGTGCTGGTAATGTAATTAAAGGAAAAATGCAACAACCAGAAGAAGTGCAAAATGTTGCAAAAGAATTACGAGAAATTTATAGAGCTAAACGAACAGCAAACAATAGACCAGACACAAACCCCCAACAAGATAATTTAATAAATGAAATAGAAAGTATAGCAAGTAAAAAACCAGGGTTATCTGGCAGATTGTCAAAATTAGCTTTATCTGATAATACAACAAGTATGGGGCCAATTGGCGTAATGTCACTGTTGAGTGGCGCAACTGTTGGTGGTCTGGCTGGTGGTGTGACTGGCGGTGCATTAATACCTGCGTTGTTATTAGGTGGTGCTGAAGTTGCAAGAATATCTGTAACCAAACAAGCAAAAAAAGATGCACTTAAAATAATTAATTTATTACAATTAGAAGGTAAGGCTAGAGTGTTAACACCAAAAGAAAAAAATATAATTAATAATGCTAGTAGAGTATTAGGCGCTAAAGTAGGTCAGGCACTTACATTAAAAACAACGCCAGATGCTTACAAAAAATGATTAGCCGCAAACCTATACTAAAAGCCAAGATGAAGTGCAACAAGCCTAGACGTACACCGGGGCATAAAACAAAGTCGCACGTTGTAAAGTCGTGTTATGACGGCAAAGAAAAAATTATACGCTTTGGACAGCAAGGTGCTAGTACAGCAGGAAAGCCTAAGTCTGGTGAAAGCCAACGTATGAAGAAAAAGAGAGCTAGTTTTAAAGCGAGACATCGCAAGAACATAGCAAAAGGTAAATCAAGCGCAGCCTATTGGGCTAACCGCGTAAAATGGTAATGGAGAGTTAAATGCCAATAGCTGAAGATAGTGCTGGTGGTTCACCTGTACCCATTCCTACAAACCTGACAACAAACCTTACCGGGGAAGCAACAGGTAGTGGTACATTAGATTACACAACAGGCGATATAGATATTGCAGTAACTGTTGTAGATAATGGTCACAATCACATACTTAGCAACATTACAGACGTACAAGTTAACAATGCAATAAGCGGTCAGATACTTGTTTACAATGGAACTGTGTGGGCTAATGCAACTAACACATCTGGTATTACTGCTATCGTACAGGATTTGACACCTCAGCTTGGTGGTAACTTAGATTTAAACGGCAAGAATATCAATGGCAACGGCAATATAAATTTAGCTGATAATTATAAATTAACGTTAGGCACAGGTAATGACCTAGAGATATCGCACGATGGTGTGTCAAGTTACATACGTGATGTGGGTGCTGGTGACTTACAGATATTTGCTTCAGATGATGTTTATATTAGAGGCCAAGGCAGTAATACGTATATGGCGCGATTTAATGAAAGCGGTGCTGTAACACTATATCATAACAATGTAGTTAGGCTAATAACAACTGATAGCGGTATTACAGTTACTGATGAGGTAGAAGCTGTTGAATTTATAGGCCCATTGCGCGGCCCTACTAAATTTAAAGGTCAAGCTGGTGAGGCGTTATCTGCTGGTGATCCAGTATATATATCTGGCATATCAGGAAACACTACTGTTGTTTCTAAAGCCGATGCCAATAATGCAAGTAAGATGCCAGCCTTTGGTATTATAGATGCATCTGTAAGCGCAAACGCATCTTGTCAGGTAATTACTTTTGGTGAAATGCACAATTTAGAT